CCTTCACGCTCTGTAGCTTAATTCCTCGTGATTTTTTACTACGATGTTCTACTGCGTATCGTAAAGCATCTATCACGTGATTATAGCTATCAATAGGTTCATTGGTGTACTCCCCTGTTTTCTTGTCTTTAGCCCATGTGTAGTTTTCTAATTCCTCAATCAGTTTTACGCAACGATCGTCTACGATTAGCTCATATTGCAATAAAAAAGAAAGCCCCTGTCGTATTGAATCAGGGCCTTTCTTAGCTGCACGTATTCTAGTAATTCCGTTCTTCTTGACTTCTGCAATAGATTTCTTTTCAGCTGAATCTGCAGTGATAACTTCTTTTGCATAGCCTAAATCTTTAATAACCGTTGAGATTTCATCATTCAGCAAGCCTTTTTTGACGTATTCTTCAAGAACATAAATACGTTTGTTCTTCTCGTCTACCTTTGCATGCACAAAAGCGGAAGGGTCGTTTACATACCCAAAGTCTAAGCCAAAATCTGAATCAATCTGTCTTAACAGTTCGTCGTGCTTGTCTAATCGTTTTCTCTGATAGTTTGGAAATACAAGTTTATCTAGCGTAGCAAATTCTCCTAAAGCATATATGCGATAATACGCTGGGTTTCGTTTGGCTAAATCCTCAATCACCTTTTTATTTTCACTATCAAGAAACCGATTGTCTTTATAGGTGCTGTGATAAATACCCGTTCTTCGTTGATCGACTTCTGCTTCCTCATCAAAGAAAGATTTATATACCCAGTTCAGTTTAGAAACTGGGTTAAACATTAAAAAGATTTGACGTTTCACATGCTTACGTTCACGTAAACGCAAAGTAAGCTGTGTATAATCTTCTAGTGTAAATTCTGTTGCTTCTTCCATCACGACGTCAGACAGCCCTTTGATGGATTTTATTTTCTCTGGGTCATCCATTCCCTTGAAAAGAAACTCTGCGCCGTTTGGTAACGTGATTCTAAAATCAGTGTTATTTACTTTACACTTGTCTAGCAGTCCCCAATCAGAAAGACACGCTTTCACATCCTCGAAAATAGAGTCTTTTAAGCTATGCCCTACTTTTCTTGTAAATAAAATCTTTCTTGGTTTCTTCCATCTTTGACATGCTTTAAAAACAACCTTTTGAACGACACCGTGACTTTTGCCAGATGAAGCGCCGCCCCAATAAACCTCGGTGAATTTAGAATAATCCACCAATCGATCATAAAACGATTTGTTAAAAACTCTTGACGGGAAGTTAAACTCTAAAACGATATTACGTTTCTTCGTCTGCATCCCACTCACCAACCTTAATCACAATATCGCCCGTTTGTAAATCGACTTTATCAGTGAACAGCGCATGACGTTTACCAAGAAGCTCGGCTGCTTTTAAACGGTCTTTTGCGCCCACATCGATGTCTACAACGGCTTGTGCGCCTTCGCCTACACCAATTAGCGTTGCTTCTTTGTACTCGCCACGCATAACAGCTGTTAGGTACTCTAGCACCTCTTGGGCATCGGCTGTTCGTTCGTTTTTCAGTTCTGCGAGGCGTTCGTCTATATAAGCTCTGAGGTCAGGTTTAGTCAAGTTTTCCTGTCCTATCTGCTTTGCAGTCTTTTCGCTATATCCCGCTCTGATAGCAGCCTCTTTGGCATTTCCTGTCTCGATGTAAAAGTCACAAAATCGTTTCTGTTTCTCGGTCATTCGCATGTTATTCACCGCCTTTCTGTCTAATAATTTATCACTTCATGTACTTCTCTACATTCTCTTGTATATGCTTATCTTTCCAACCGCCATGCCCACAATAAACAAGCTTACAATCATCAATTTCCTTTGGTGTGGCTTCTCTCGTCATTTCGACAATAGATGCATTCTTTTTTATCTGCACAGACATTACAACACGCATTGAAACAGTTGAGTGCTTCGGCTGTGGATATTCATGTGTTAACGATACATACCAATAGCTTTTCATGTTCTCTCTCCTAATTGTTTTTATGTATATTTGTTTATTGTAAGACAAACACTTTAATCCCTGTTATACTCATTGAAAGACAGCAACTCCTTTTTGCTTCATGTAACACTTCCAGTTATTTCAAAACATAATCTGCTGTCTGGCCACTAGATATTTTATCTGGTGGTTTTTCATGCGAAAACAATCCAAATATCCGACAAAACTTGACAGCTGTGTTACACTTGTTTTAGGTAGCACTCTTTCATAATAGCTAAAGTTCATAAACTACAAGTGACACGAGATTTTCACTAACGCTACCTAGCCACTAGATCCCATTTCTAGTGGCTTTTTTATGTACGAAAAAAAGACCACTCAAAGAGTGATCTTTAATATTATTTATCTTTTTTGTATAGTTCTTGAGATTTCTTTTCATTATAATCATTAAGAAAAATTCTTAAATCTCGTGCTAGCTTTTCATTCTCATGTTCTTTCACTTTCTCATCTTCCATACGTTCAAACTTAGACAATATGTCTTTCCGAATTATTAAAGTATAGTATATAATAATTTGTATTAGCGTTCCTAACATTATTATAACTAATATTCCTAGTATTAATACTAGGAACCCATGTATTAATGAAAATAATAAATCGTTTAACAAAGATAATAACGTAAAGAGTGACGAACTAAAAAAACCTAAATTAATCATTCTTATTAAAAACTTTAAATCATCTTTATCTTTTAACTTTCCAAAAAAAGAATTAGAATCTGCACCTAAAACAAAAGAATATAATGAAAAATATATACCAATTAAAACTGTGGCAACTGTTATAATATTATCATTTTTATAAACTAATGCATCTACTAATATAGAATAAACTATATTAATATCGTCCTTAAATATAAAAAAAACTAAACCAGCTATAAGAGTGCTCATGACAACCAAGATAATCAGTATGCTATGCAATAATTTATCCAATAATTTCATCCGGAACACTCCTATCATCCTCTATTTTAATTTAATTTCGTCAATAGAAATATTCTTAAGTGGTAAAAATTTACGGTACTCAGGATTTTTGTTTCTATTGTGATAATCATAATAATGTTCAGTAAATTTATTTGCTAAAAAATCAAAACCATTTGATTTTATCTCTCCTAAATCAGTATTGTATAACCCATCCAATTTAAGATTGATTGTTTCTTTTTCTTGAGTTTTTGGATTTAAAAAAGTTACTTTGGCTGATACTAAGTAATCTGATTTTATATTAATCATTTCTAAAATCTTAGATACCATGTCAGAAGACATATTTTTCCTCATTCTACCTTTTTTAAAGACGATGGTTGTTTCATTAGCCCCCATCTCTTTACCAGCGTTCACCGGTGACTCTACTGCCTTCTCCAACAATGTTTTATGTTCTCCGTAATCTTTAAAAACAGAATTTAATGAAAAATCATCATTTTTAACAGTAATGACGATTTCTTTTATGCTCTCACTTGCTTTGACTAAGGATAACATTTTTTCTTTTATAATAGGTACTAATTTAACCGTATATTCATCACCTTCAATGAATTGACTCAAATATCCTTCTAAAGCATTTTTTTTAGGACCTAAATTAGTGAATTCCATTAATAAAAGATGTGCTTCACAAATAAATAAACAAGTATTAGGTTGGTAAACATCACCAGATATTTCTTCTAATTGCTCAGATCCAATTTCGCCTGCAAAAGGCTTATCTTCAAGAAATTTACCTATCCAAACTGTTCTGTTCCCTACTTCATACTCATAACCATCCATAGCCATACCATTATCTTTACGTTTCATTTCAGGAAATCTATGTCTAGATAAAAAGATGAATTTACCATCAACTTCTTTTGTTCGATCCTTTGCTTGTTTATTATTTATGTGATCAATCAAGTTACTAATAGGGTAGTCCGTTTTCTCACCATTTTTACAAATAAACACGTTAAAATACAAAGCTTTCATCTTAATCCTCCACATGAATTTATATCTACTATATTAATTAAATCAAAAAGAAGTCAGAAAAACAAGCATTTTTCTTGACTTCTTTCTAGTAGATATAATCATAAGGATTACAATCCATATTATACACAAGAACAAACGTTCGATCAAGTGTAACTAGTACTTACAAATAAAAAAGAGACACCAGCTTGCTAGTGTCTCATCATGAATGTAGTAGAAACATCTATTGACGATCCTAATTTTATTTAAGCAGCAAAAGCTACTTACTGGAACAATAGGAGTCGAACCTATACCGACGGTTTTGGAGACCACTGCTCTACCAGTTAAGCTATATCCCATTAACACTCACAAACCTGTAGAAAAAAGAGAGAGGAATTACACCCCATTTCTTTTAGTTTGAGAACGTCTGATTTGTGAGTGATCATTGCAAACTACATAGCGCTATCTTGACAAGTGCTTTCGGCGTACGTCTACGTGTAAGCTTAATGCCAAGTTTATTGCAATATTTGGCTACCTACGACTAAACGAGACCAAAAGAACTGGACTTTCCACATCCTTATTCTTTATTTTTTTGTAGGTAGCCTCAAAAGATAAGCGAAACGGAGCTAAGATAGGTAATGCATGCCTTACCTCGTTTCCTTATCTTTCGACACTACCATAGTAACATCTAAATATTGATAAAAACCGCCAACTTTCCGCAAAAAAACCGCCAAAAATTTTATCTATAGGCGATTATTTTTCCATTTCGATACGCTTCAGCAAATTCAATTAAAGCTTCTGATTTCATACGTTGAATACTTCTTTCAGAATATCCAACTTCTCTAGCAATCTTGTAATTAGAGTAATGATCCTGCACACAAAAACTGTAGTGCAGAATTTGTCTACTAGTCAAACTCAAAGCCATAAGTGCAGATAAAATTGCATCTCTTTCTGCTTCTGCATCAGCTAATTGTACCAGTGCATCTTCTGTTTTGTTTCCGTGGCTTTGGCTTTTAGGCATATCTGTAATAATTGGTGATTTTAAATCTATCAAAGAGCGACCAGCCATTCGCTCTAAACGTCTAAAATTCTTCAACACATTTCTAGCATTCGCTTTTGTTTGTCGAAAATCTACTTCTTTTAACAATAGAATCAAGTGAAATCGCTCCTTTTATGGTATAATAATTTATAATAAACATATCATCATTTAAGAGTTGCTTAGCGGAAACTAAGTAGCTTTTTTTATTTATCCAAACATATATAAGAAATGCTTATTCTTTGCTCATCAGCGACTCTATATGATATAAATTATACTAAGAATACTATTCCAATAGCTATTCACTTCTCAGCCAGTCGGCGGAAACCGACTGGCTATTTATTTATCAAAATATTCATCACTCATACATGTTTGTAGTCAACAAATTATTGGTTGACTATAAAGAAAACAATAATAATTCTACAATATTTTACAATCTTCCATTCGTCATCTTTCACATCATCTTTATTCATTTGATATTTTCCATCTAATAAATATTTTTGGCATAGAAAGTATTTTCAAATCTATTTTTCAATGGTATAATCACTTTAACTTTCTTGGGGATTTTATTTATGAAATAAATTTCCTCCTTTTCTACATTAACTTCTGGTAAACAGTTAATAGTAGTACACGTCTCTACAAGAGATTTATTGTCGATTTTTAATCGGCTATTTAATAGCACTTTATTTGGGGAAAGTGCTAACTCACACCTAAAGAACAACTGGCGGAAAACAGTTGTTTCTACCACATAAGTCAGCTAGTGGTCAGCTGGCTTTTTTTGTTGCCTTAAATTTCATAGTAATGTATTATTAATTGTCTCTATCTGAGATGAAAATGTATCTATAACTAGCTAGCGGAAACTAGTTAGTTTTTTTATACTATTTTTTGTTGGTTTTAAAACTACTTAGCCTTTTTATATAAATGTGAACGTCGAATAATTGAATATTAAATTCTTTAAATTTAAGCATCTTCTTTACTCGCTTTCTAACCGAATAATTCTCTTTGATCTGTTTACCCGTTTTACCCACTACACTTGTTCCTCCAAACTTGTAATTTCTAGTTCTGTTCGTGGTCGTATACTGTACAACTTTTGACAAACCATTACAGCAATTTGACCATCGTTTTTATATAAAATACCTTCGGTAGCATCAGTGACTGCTTTGAAATAATTATCCAAATCAGGCTTTTTATCGCAATATTTCCGCTCTAATTCCACTTCTAAGCGTTTCTTATTAGAGCTTAGTACATATTTAGGAGCAGAAATATAAAACATCACATGTGCGAAAACTGGTTCTTTTTCAATCAACTTTGCTCTTGATTTACGAAGATAATTCTTTACTTGATTTTTGTATTCTTTCATCGCTCGATCTTCGTAGGTTTGAACATAATTTCCGCGCCTTGCGAATCTTGGGCGACTTTGTGGCTTAGGCTCAATCGGTAGAATAATTCGCATCTTTTCCACCTCGAACCTTACAAATCGGCTTCTTTGACGAATACTCCGTTTACCATTTTCCCTTGGCGATTTTTGATTTCGCTATATGCTTGATTTAGGCATTCGTATAAGTCCATGTTATTTTGCATAGCGAGAATAATTAATGTCACAACCATATCACCGATACCATCTCTTAGGTCGTTTTCGTTGTTTCTTGCCAATGCAGCCCCAACTTCTCCGACTTCCTCAATCACTTTTAGCATTTGCTTTTCAGGTTCCGCTTTATCTAAACGCTTTTCTTTCGCCCATTCTTCCACTAATTTAACTAATTCATTCATCTAAAATTCCTCCCCGAAATCTAATTCACGTTTTAGCTTGCTGTGAATTGATTCTAGCTCTTTTTTGTATTCTTTGACTGTTTGTATTGTTTTACCACTAGAAAGCACATAATCGCGTTCTATTGCGACGAGAGCCTTACTTAAATTGCCATAATAACCAATCAAAGCGAGTGATTCTTTTTGTGTACCGTCTTTATCAGTCAAAATGGTTAACTCTCCGTGTTCGTTTCGTCTCGCTTTATTTACGATTACTTGCTTATCATCGCTAGTAATTCGATAATCAAGTACCTTCATTTCAATCATGATTTACTCTCCTCCCGACAATTCTTGTATTTGTCTTTTTAGAGCTGCTTGCTCTTCTGGTGATAATTTTTCCTCTTCTTGTTTTGGTTCATTTACCCAA